AGATATTTTCAAACGATATGGATTTGCTGCTTACTGGTAATATTGTTAACAATGATTTTACATCTACAAAAACGCCACAATTAGTATCTTTTAGCGGTTACACAAAAAGCGGAATTTTAGAAGATGTCACCATCCCGGATAGTGTATATCCTTTGGAGAAAAATAATCAATCACTATCAGAAATATCATCTCAATTATTAAGGCCTTTTGAAATAGGTCAGTTAATCGAAAGAAATGTTTCCAATGAAATGAATTTGGTTTACGAGAAGGCGGTGGCACAACCAACTCAATCTGTGGCTTCTTTTTTAACTCAATTAGCAAGTCAAAGAAATATAGTTATTGGTCACACGAAAAAAGGAGATGTTTATTATTTTAAAGCTTTTATAGGCTCAAAGCCTGTAAGGTATTATGATAGTTCAAATTTATTATCCAGCAAAATGGCTATTAATGGAAGGGCCTTTCATAGCGACATAACAGTAAGGAGGCAACCAAGTGATGAAAATGTTGGAGTTAGTACGGTTGATGGCGTAAAAAATCCAAACGTTAAGCAAATTAGAAGCGTCTGTAAGATACTTTCCAGCGGAGATGATACTAGCACCATAGAAGCGGCTCAAAACGTATTAGCAGCAGAATTAAGAGGTATTCAGCTAGCTTTAGAATTGCCAAAAATAGATTATGAATTATTATGCGGTCAAATAATCGAATTTATAAATCCAGAATTATTCATCTATAAAAAACAAAAGTTTGTAATTAATGAAATAATTTATAAAGAAGATAGCGGAGCCGATACAATGACTATTAATTGTTTAACACCTGAGGCATTTACTGGGGGAATACCTACAAATATTTTTGAGATATAATAAAACACAAAGGAAAAATGATAACATTTAGCAAGGTAAGAGATTTTTTAATCGAGAACGGAAAACGGATTTTAAAAGTTGATCAATATGGCGCAAAAACAGCTAAAGTTGCCGCTAATTATGGCGATGATTCACAGCCTTTAAAGAATATGACCGCTATATATTCGCCAACAGCGGTTAATTCCGAGCCAGTTATAATAGGGTATATAAATACTAATCAAGTGGCGCAGGAGGGAGAAAAACGCATATTTTCGCAATCTTTGGATGGTTCGTTAAGTTTTGCAATTCATTTAAAAACTGATGGAACTTGTGAAATTGGAGGAAACATTGATAATGCGGTTAGATTTAACGCTCTTTCATCTTCTTTGACTGCCTCGGATAATTTGCTAAATGCTGAACTAGCTAAAATAGCCGCGGCCATTGGTTCTCTTGGTGGTGTTTATACGGTTGCGCCAGTAACAACGGATATCAGCACTTCAAAAATAGACGAAATAAAAACGCCTTAAAAATAAATTTAAGGCGTTTTTGGACTAACTCTAAAAAAAAAATTATGAAAATATAAGAAGCGCTACAAATATAGTTATTTTATTTACTTTACTGGTTCTTTTTCTTATTAATTGTTAATTGTATGCAAGTGCTTAGGTCTGTGAGTTAAATAAAGTTTGTGGTTCATTATCTTTTTCTTTTCTTTTTTCTTCCAACTTTTTTTCTACAATCTCTACGGATTTTTCAAGTTCGTTACCCCAATTATCCCAACCATATTTTTTGTCTCTTGCAAACATTTCCAGTTTTTTAAAACCGTTTCTATCACTTACCTTTTCTATTAAGTTAATCATCTCAATAGGTTTCTTGCTGTGTTTGGTTCTTGGTGCATCAAAAACAGTAGTTCCTTGTTGTCTTTTACCATCAATAGTTTTGTAAGGTATCATTCCTTTTACGCCAAATAAACAATGTTCTGTTTGTCCTCTAAAATATTGCCCTAAACCAAACCTATCTTTTTTCCAAGTAATCATAGTTTTGTAATTAAACCCCCAAGATTCCATAACTTTTAAACCATCAGCCATAAAGTTATTTGTCACCCAAAGATAAAGATGTGCATTTTCAGCACTTGGTACATTAAGAGCCATAATATCCTTTGTTTTCATTAATGGATAATGTCTGTCTGCACCTCTTTTAATCTTCCCACCACCAGATTCATTCCAAGGTGGATCTGCATATATAATCTCATATTTCTTACTCATAATCTATATTTTAATTTTTAAAATTAATTTTGCTATCTCAAAAGAAAAAAAAAGCCTTCTTACGATTGCAGGAAGGCTATGTTTTAACTTTTAATTTAGTCCATTACAATCCAATCTTGTTCTAAAACATCAGAAGGAGATGCAACCCAACCATAAATGTTATTGTCAGGATAAACCATTGCTAATTGATTTTGATACTTAATACTTCCATCAGTCATTTCAGAGCCTTCAAATCTTCTTTTAAATTCATCCTTTACAGATTGTGGTAAAGAAGTCATTTTAGGCACAATTTCGGCAGGTACAGAACTTGGTACTTGCTCAAAAATAAATAAGCCTTTACCGTTCCAACCTTTACGTTGTACTCGTTTACCTTGTTTTAAGGCTTCAATAGCTTTTCCAAATGATACTAATGCATTTGCTGTTCCTACTGTTTCGCTTGCTACTTCCATTTTTACTATGTATTTAATTTACTGCTTACTTGGTTAAGGCTTCAGCTATCCTTTTTTTAGTTCGGCTGTTTTGCGCATGATGCAATATTTTGAATTGTTGATATATGGTAGTTGGTTGCAATTGCCTTTGTTAGTTATCCTTCACGCTCATCAGCAATAGCAGTCATATATCCTTTGTTTAATATCCTACATATTAAGGTTTGTATATTTTCTTTCTTTTCTTTACAGTCTTGTAATATCTCATTAATTTCTTGCACGTCAAAGTCAGGCAACTGTTCGCTTTGCCAACCAACACGTTGTATAAGTAATTGCTCTGCGTATTTTTCTGCAAAGTCAGTCACTTCTTTTCGGCTATATGTAAACGGGTCGCCAATTCCTCTGTTTTCAATTCTGTTTAAATATTTTTCTGCACTCATATCGTTTATTTATTAAATTAGTTTCTAATCCTACGCAACTACCCATACACAAAACGTTATTAATCTTCGTCTCTTGGGTTTGGTTTGCTTTCAGTCTTTATTATTGCGATAAACGACATTAAAAGAAGTAATGCAATTAAGCTAATTACCCATATATCAAGTAAAATATTAGTTTGATAAAATACCCATCCGCAGAAAGTAAAGATAAAAATAAAGGCAATTAGTAACGTGATGTGAATTAATGTTCTCATGGTTTTGTTTTTAAAGGTGAAAAATTTCTGTTTCATTAATTACGATTTTATTTATGCAAAGAAAATGCATGAATTTATTAATTGTTTTTAAAGTTACTTTTTTAGGGTTATATTTCAACGCTAAAAAATCAGATGCTAAGGATTTATTTTCTCCTTTTAAATCAAATGTGCAGATTATTCCTTTTTCTTCGAACTTTTGTAAAAGGTGGGTTTGAACGCTGGTAATAAAATTGTTTGGTTTCATGGTTTTAGTTTTAAATTAGATACCCATAAACTCGCAAGGGCTTACGGGTTGGTGGTGGTAATGGGTTTTAAAGTATTCCTTCATCTGCAAAACTATAATAGCCTTCCTCTGTCAAAATTAGATGGTCTAATACCCTACAATCAAATAAATTTAAAGCTTCTTTTAGTCTTTTTGTGATTTTTATATCTTCATGGCTTGGTTGTAGTTTTCCGCTTGGGTGATTGTGCGCAATAATAACTGCTGGGCTTAACGTTTCAACACAATATTTTGCTACAATTCTTATATCAACTACCGTTTCCGTGATTCCTCCCTGACTTATTTTCACATACCCCGTTGTATTATTAGCATTATTCAGAAACAAAATATAAAAGCTTTCGAATATTGTCATATCATTTTCAAAAAATGGATTCATTACTTCGTAAGCGTGTTTTGAAGATGTGATTTTACTTTTTTTATATTCGGTTTTTTCTTCTTTCAATGTGATTTTACGCAAATTTGTTTTGTAAGTTTTCATAATTTCTAAGTTTTTGTTTTTAGCGTTATTGCTTGCACAAAGATACAACTAACAAAAAGCTTGTTAAACATATTTAACAAAACTTTAAGAATTAAAATTTACCTCTACAAAAACCAATAGCCCGTTGAACGGTTCCGCTGCTCCAGTTATCGTAATTTGCAAAATCTCTAAGTTCTTTTTCTCCACCCCTTAACCATAGTTGACGCCAAAGCCACGCGCTTGTGTGTTCTTTAATTTGTCGATAAGTCTTTAGCTCGTAATGGTTCATTAGCTTGAAGCTTTTAACTTTTATGCTTACTCCATTTGCGTCCTTTATTTCAGCCAGCTGCAAATCGATTTCTTTGGCTGGATCTGGTTCTGGATATTTAAATCCACAAAAAGGGCACAAACTAACCGATGCCATAATTAATCTTTCGCATCCCTTTTCAACTTCGCCAGATCCAGTAATTGGCTTAGATTTTGAAGTAATACCACACTCTTTTAAAGGAGGAACTCCACTACCTCCTTTTTTCTCCTTATGCCAAAGTCCCCACTCCTTATTTGATTCATAGGTTCCTAATCTTTGAACATTTCCTCCAAAATCAAATAAAGTAAAATTTAATTTATCTGTAAAAGTACGCGATCCACGACCTATCATTTGCAAATATAAAGTCATTGATTTGGTAGCTCTGTTTAATGCCACTACTTCAATGCTAGGTTCGTCAAATCCTTTAGTTAGCATATCAACGTTTACCAAAATTGCTGCTTTTGTTTCTTTAAACCATTTTAAAACTGATTTACGGCCGCCGCTATAATTTTCATAGTTTTCTTTGTAAAATTCATAAGCTTTTACGCTTTCTTTATATTTCTGAATTTTACCTTCCGTGCATCCTATTTCTGGTTCTTTTGGTTTCGCTCTACTGCTACTCACAAATTTAACAGGATAACCCTTTTTAGAAAATTCAATAGCCGTTTTTATGGCGTAATCTACATTGCAGCAAAAAACGAGCATCTTTTGACCTGGAGTGTATTTTTCGTAATTTTTAACCAATCCAGCATAAAGATTTGGTTTATCAAATTGTTTAGCCATAGACGTGTAATTATAATCATTGGTTTGCGAATTAACACTTACATCATCAAGACTTGGAGATCCGCAATCGTAAGTATCACAATTGACTAAGAATCCTTTAGAAACTAATTCTTTGACTTGCGGACCACGAACCATCCGTTCATAATCTAATCCTAGCTGTCTCATTTTGCCACTTCTTGAAGGCGTGGCCGTGAAACCTAAAACCATTTTTTTATCTAGTAAACCACTTTCAAAAATATAATTAAATTCCTGTATGTGAGCTTCATCAATAATAACAATATCAATTTCATCTAAAATCCATTTTTGCCAATCTGGTTTATCAATTCGCTTTCTGAGCGTTTGAGACATAGCGATAAAACAGCTCTTCCTATGATCTATTATTTTAGCTCCAGCTTTAATGAAATATGGATTTATATTAAAATCTGAAAGCGTCCCTCCAGCTTGTTTTAGAAGCTCATCCCTATCTGTTAAGATTAACACTTTTTTACCTTTAGGGATTGCGTTTTGAGCTATATAGGAAAAGATTATTGTTTTACCTCCGCCAGTTGGAAGTTGTACCATTAAGTGATGAAAACCATCTTTTAACCTTTTCCTAGTTTCGTTAACAACCGACAATTGGTAATCTCTTAGGACTATTTTGCTCATATTTTAAGAACTTTTTGTTATATTTCTGGTCAAAGAAAGTTTAAAGTCTAAAGCGGATCTTTTTAATTCCCCGCTTTCGGTGCATCCATGAGCGGCAAATGAATCTTCTGAAAGCTTTTTTTCGTAAGCATTTAAACGTTTATCAAATCTTTTTAATTCCTTTCTTAACTCGTTTAGTCTTTTAGTATTCATAATTTTGCTTTTTATTTATTGATTAATTAAATTTTTCTAACTGTCTAACTAAGTAATCTTTTATTAATTTAACTTGACTTTCATCTAAATTACTAATATCATTAGTGCTCACTCCGCTTATCATTTTAGCAATATAGTTATATCTATATTTTATTTCAAGCTCATTAATCGAGTCTAATACATCCCCTAAATCAACATTTACATCAATTTTTCTTGATATATCAACATCTGTTACTGTAATTTCCATTTTGCTCATGACTCTTTATTTTTTGCAAAAAATACATCTCCATTTTCGATTAATAACTCTCCATCAACTAGGGAGGTTTTATCAAAATCGCCAGTCCAGCTAACAAATAACCACAAGCCTAGTTCCTCGCTCATTCTATTAAGTAGCAATCTGGTTTTCTTATCAATAGGCACTTTGTCAATCCATAAGTAAGGCATTGACTTTCCTTTTTGCTTTAATAAGTAGTTTTGTATCAATAAACAAATTAAAGGCTTTTGAGTATCGCTGTATGAGCTTAATTTTCTAAGCTCCTTTTCTGTATTGTGAAAATACTCGGTATCATAAGCGCCATTATACATCAGAAATATATTTTCGCTTTCTGCATTTTCTAAAGAAATATGCAAACCATCAACCCCAGTATCTATGCCTGTTAATTTCTTGTAGTAATCATTTTTTAAATCCTTAACGGCTTCGTTCGCCTCTTTCCAATCATGAAAGCAATTAATTGCCTTAGCTTCTTTATTCCAAGCGTAATTAGAATTTAACTCATCTTTTAAGTAAGCAATTTTTTCCTCTTGCTTGCTTGTGTCTGGAATAATATCCTCCTGATTTGCTTTTGCGGAATATTGAGATTTTGAAAAAATGTAAGCCTTTAAAAGTTGGTTTATTTCTTCATCTTGAAAATCTTCTGGCTGTGATGTACATTGACCTTTTTCGTTGAATTCTAACTGAGTTAAGAATTTATTTTCTGGTTCTTTGTCAATAGGTAATCCAGAATGAATAATTTTTAAAACATCGTCAATATTATTAGACTCTAAACTTTCTAAAATTTCCAATATTTTATCTAAATCCTCTGTTTTTTGTCTCTGGCCTTGCTCCCAAAGATTTAATTCCTCCCGATTTACATCATTAGCAGCTTTAATTTTATCTCTGAAATCCTTTAGCTTTCCGTTTATTTCTAATCCTTTTGTTTTAAGCTCGTTTAATTCGCTTTTGTGAACCTGATTTGCGTTTCTATGTAAATAGTCTACATCACTTTGAGCTGCGCTTATTTGCTGCTC